TCACAAGCGGCTTCTTCGCTGTCGTAAGGCCCGCCGATGCCTTCCCCATCGTCTTCATGCCAGTACCAGCCTTCAATGAGTTCTGTGCCCCTGCAGCATTCAGCATTGAACCAATCGACGAGGATCATGATTGCTTGTACTCCGTTTGTGTTAGCGATGGTGAAGGAAGTTCAGGGGGAAAGTTGAACAGTTTTTCTACGCGATACAATTCAGCATCAAAGCATTCTGCGGCTTGAAAATCAGTAAGTTCCTCATCCTTGCATCTATCAACAAGCATCATCAAATCAAAACGGGTGATAGTGCGTAGTTTTTCAAGGATGAATGCTCGAACAAACTTTTTATGGACTAGCTTCATGATTCTTCCTTCTTGAGGCCAACAATTTCCCTGAAACTATCTTCGCTATGGTCACTGGCATAAAGCAAATCAATGTGACGCATCATCGTAGCCATCTTCTCCATTTGCTTAAGTTGTTTCTTCAAGAATGCAATGGTTGTGGGAGAATAGTTGCGGCCATAGCCCCATTCATCTTTCGTCCCATTGAAATCAATTTCATTACGAAGATCAGCAGTAAAGTCATTAATCCTGTGGTAGGAATAGTCGCCTAGTGCTCCGCCTGACATTACGATTCTCCTTGATATACAGCCACAAAGTATTCTGAGGGAATATTTTCTGTACGACAATTCCAACGAGCTTTCTCAAGGGCTTTGTCTGCTTCGCCCCACAAGCGATCAATTTCAACATAAGCTTTTCGTGCTTCTTGCCATTCATCGAAAATCTTTTGCTGGGCGGGAGTTAAATCAGGCAATGCGTTGCTCATGATGATAAATGCAATGGGAAAAGAAGGATTTCAGAATTGACCTAAGAGAAGGGCGTCGTTCCTTTCGGAAGAACGATAGAAAGCATACCATTCTCCACTGCGTTCCATGCCACTTTCGCCATCAGGCTCAGCATCCCATTCCTTACGCCAAATGCCTTTGCATTCTTCCCCGTGAAACACGCCTATGCAATCTTCGCCATCTTCCATTGCAAGCCTGGTGTGGAAGATGACATCCCTTAGCGTGCTGCATTGATACTTGCCCTTGGTAGGGTCGAAGTAGGGACCATGATCAGTGCGAGTGCGAACGTAAGCGAGAGCAGTCATTTTAAGAGAGCAATGGGAAGGGAAAGGAGGAAGGCTTTACGGCGGGCCTTGGCGGCCCTTAGGGCTTGTGGCTTGAGCCTCCTCTTGGGAGGCTTTCCGCTGTTGTGCTGGTGGTTAGGAACGTTCATGCTTGCTTCCCCCATCGAACAATTGTGGCAACGATGTCATCGCTGGTTTCATTGAAAAGCAGGCCTCCAATGAAGCCATCGCGACCCATGAGAATGCGGCCATCATCGCGCTTACGCAACCAGGCCGTTGAAGGAAGCAGCAGCGTTGCACCAGGCTTACCTTCGACGATGAAGCGAGCGACAAGGCTCAGGAGTTGATCCTCAGTGTGGCGGATGATAAGGCCACCAGCGTTGACTTTGAAGGAAGCGGTCATGGTTTTGAAGAAGGGGGAAGCTCTCGCCTCGTTGAAACCAATATATATGCTGGAGGCCCCTAAAAGTGGGGCCTGTAACAATTGTTTACAAAGCCTAGAAACCGTAGTCGTACACCTTGCGATGACCAGCGCGGAGCACGTTGCCCCTTTCGCGGCTGCCACTGTGTTGAAGCTTCCAGAGGCCAGAGGCTCTAAGCGTGAAGGTGTAGACGGGTGCTTCTAGGTCGTCAAGGATGCGCCATTGAGCAGGCTCCAGCACCACTCCAGCGAAACCACCAGGCTCCATTTTGGGCGGCTTGGCCACTTCGGTCTTGTTCACTCTCACCTTGCAGCCTTTAGGAGTGCGAGCAATGACAGTGCAGGGCTCCACATCAGTCCAGATTGCCCAGTTGCACTGATCACCAATTTGGGGGTTGAAGGAGGTCATGGCTTTGAAGAAGGAGGAAGCTCTCGCCCCCGTTGAAACCAATATATGCGCTAGTGGCCCTGATCCTGGCGTTTGTAACAATTGTTCATAAAGCGCTTCGCTGCTGAAAGGGCGTGATTCAACGGAAAGGAGTAGGCAGTGGTCCTGAATAATCGACGGGCACCACACGCCAGTGCGTGGGCGATGCTGAGCAGTGCCTCACTTCTAGACTACCAGCAGGCCAGAGGCCGCTTGTCACCTGCTTCATGGCCTCTAGAGCGTAGTCCTTGGCCCAGTAGCGCACGTTCCACGGGCTGATGTAGTCGATGGACAAATGAGGAAATGGGGAGCAAGTCATGATGAAGAAGCAATGGGGAAAAAGGGAATAACAATCAATCAACAATAGAGGACCATTCATCTTCATCAGGAAAGGCTTCATCATCCTCTCCAAACATTACATAACGATTGAGGGCTGATTGCTCTTCTGAAGAAAGAGGAGTGCCAAGTCTTTGCTTAAGAATGGCACCAAGGATGTCTCCTTTCATTGTTCTGTAATGCCAGTGATCATCTCTTCAATATATGCCTTCACTTGATGCAGCTTGCTAAGTGCATCCTGACGTTCTTCGCGGGCTTCATAAAAAGCATCGGTGCCTTGTGGATAGAAATCTCTTCCGTTTAAAGTTGCATCGAGAAGCGTATTGATGCTTTCTTTGATTGACTTGTAAGCAGCGTAATACTCTGTTGTGAGAGTATCTTTGCCAGTGCCGTTGAGGTGGATGGTAGGAATCGTGGTCATGGCTTTTGGACGCAACAAAGGAACAATAGAACGTAATGGGCCGTTTCCGGCCCTTTGTAACAATGCTTCACATTTCCTGTTCCACGCGGTCAATGGCAAAATCAGGATACAACGTCTGGCAGCGAGTGCGAGCTTCTGCTGCTGCAGTGGCCATAAAATCCAATTCGCCGTAGCGATCATGATTAAGCCACCAGCCAACGCAAATATACTTTTTCCGCACCACATCCACCCTCTTGACGATGAAATGAGGACGAGTGAGGAGCACATGCTGCTCAGCATCGTATTGGCTTTCAGCTTCAATGAGAAGCTCAGTCTGGCCACCGTTGCGGGTGTTGGTGCAAAGAATGGAAAAGTGGATCATGGTTTGAAGCAGAGGAGAGGCTCTCGCCTCCTGAACTCCCTAATAATACAGCAAAAGGCCAGGAGCGCTGGCCCCTGGCTGATCACTGCTGCTTATCTTTACGAAGCCTCTAGCCCTTTGCGAATGATATGCCATTGTGATGGCGTTGGGTTCCAGCCATCTTGATGATTGTCCAATAGTTGCAGGGCTTGTTCTTTATCGGTAAGAGCACGAGGCTGCCATTCTTGGCGATGAATCCAAGGTTGACCTGCTTCAACATGCGCCCAAAAAACCGTCAATACCTCCGAGCTGTCAAGTATTTTTGTCATAACCCATCCCACTGCATTACCATCTGCCTCTGTAGGCTTCCTATCTGTAATCCATGGGCATGACTCCCACCATGCAATGCTTGGATGAGGAGCGGGCTCAGTTGTTTCTAGTGGCAGTATTTCTATTACATCTATAAAGTTTTTGCAATTACTGCCGTTACTATAAGTTCCATCATCTGTATAAGAATATGTACGTCCATCGTCGTAATGTGCTATTAAATGAGGACGTGTATAGTGTTTCCTTGATGCACAATATTTTGCAAGCCCTCCATTGCGAAGACGAAGCTTTTGTCCTTCGATGCAGGTGCTGAGAGAGATCATGGTTGTTAATGCAAGGGGAAGAGAATTAAGCGCGAGGAGGCTGAGTGCCAGCCGCCACGATGAACTGCTTGTTCGTGAACAGGGCCTGCAGGCTCCTGGCCTGTCGTTCAAGGGCTGAGCGATCAGGGCTGGTATCAAGCAGGCTCCAGGAAGAGCCAGTGCCAGACCATAGGGACCATGCGAAAGGGCTACCAAGAAGAGTGGGCATCACATGTCGATGGGAGGAGGACTTAGTTTAAGCTGCTTTCTGATTTCGCGCTCTGTATTGCGCAAAGCTCTGTAGTCCTTGGTGCTTTTGCTGGTGACAAGTACGGCACCATTTGGATGCTTGAAGATCCAATGCTTTGTTTGTCTAGCCAATATATATCCATAGAATTTGGCTAGCCTGAGGATTTCCTTGTTGGCATCCTTCATAGTTGGTTTCCGTAAGTGAGATGACAATACCTAGCCGGATGTAAATTGAGGCAATGGAGAAGAGCTTGGTCGTTCTTCTTTTGCGGGGAAGCAAAGGCAATGGCTGCTGCAATTAGC